TCTTCAGCATCGTGTGCGAATTCTTCAGCACTGTGTGCAAATTCTTCTGCTTCTTTACCAAAGTCTGTGTGTATATCGTGCTCTTCTCCTTCTTCATCGTACTCTTCTTCGTTTTCTTCAAAACCAGCGTCGTGTAAAGTTGGGAAAGCATGTCCTTCTCCTTCTTCTTGTGCATTTTCGTTTAATCTAAATCCACCATTTAATCTTTCAACGATCATTCCTTGATAAGAGATAGATTTGTCTAAACTTTCAGCTACATATTCAGAGTAAGCAATGTTATCATCTAAATGTTCAGCGATGTATTCAGAGTAAGCAATGTTACCTTCTACGTGCTCTGCTAAATATTCAGAATAAGCAATTGAGTTATCAACATTCTCAGCAATATATTCTGAGTAAGCGATGTTTTTGTCTAAGTTTTCAGCGATATATTCAGAGTAAGCGATATTTTTATCTAAGTTCTCTGCTAAGTATTCTGAATACTCAATGTTTTTGTCTAAGTTTTCAGCTAAGTATTCTGAGTAAGAGATATTTTTATCTAAGTTCTCAGCGATATATTCTGAATAGTTAATGTTTTTGTCTAAGTTTTCAGCTAAATACTCAGAGTATTCAATGTTTTTGTCTAAGTTTTCAGCTAAGTACTCAGAGTAGTTAATTGCTTTTTCTAAGTTTTCAGCTAAATAGTCATTGTGTTTAGCTAATTTAGTAGTAGTGTCTTTTAATGATTTATTTTCATTAACTACCACTTGGATTTTGTCAGCTAAATAATCTAAATATTTAGCAACTTGTGTGTTAGTATTATTTAGTTCCTCATAATACTCTAATAGTTGTTCTAATTTTCTAGCAGGCATATTACCTTTAGAAATAGCACTTTTTACTTCATTCTTTGTTGAAGCAATCTCTTTAACCAAATACTGTGAATAATCACTTAGTTGTTTCTTGGTTACAAATTCATCTTTGTTCATACCGAATAATTCATTTATTTTTGACTCGTCGGATAATTCATATATCCTAAAGTTATTTTTTTCGATTTGTCCTTCTGGGCAAAAACCTAATGACTCATTCAAAACTCTAACACTCATTTTCGCTGAAGCAAATCCTGGATCTGCAACAATGTCATAAGTAAAAAGTTTTTTTAATGATACTGAACCATCTGATTCTGTTATACCAGCAGCTCTTGATGATACAAAAACTGGACATCCATCGTCAACTAATGCTTTCGCTTCTTTACCCCAGTAAGTACTTAGTAATTTTATTTCTCCAGCAACGATGTTTTTTTCAGAAACAAACTCTGCCTTTGTAATAATATGTGATGCTCTTGATAACGAAGTATCAAAGACATCCGGGTGATCGAATTCACCATAGACAGCACCTAAGCTGTTCATTCTTTCGTTCATTTCTTGTAATGCTGGTAAAAATTTCTCAGCTTGATATATTCTCTCATTACGATTCTTTACACCAAACTCAGTAAACGTACCACCCAATACATAGTCTTTCTGATTAGAGGAACTTTCCTTAATCAATGAACTTGTTGAATTTTCTACTATTAAAACCGGTTTCATTTAAAATAATTATTTTTTGTAGTTATTACGATGGTATATATTTTCTTAATAAAACCGTAAAATTTTAAAGGTGGATTTTTTATGGTGAAAAAATTTGTACATTTTTTTGCAGGTATATCAAATGGATTTTTTATATTTGTAAAAATCTTGGAGGAAAAAGAGTATATTTAATAAATACTTAAAAAAATGCGGTTTTTTATGATCCTATCAAGAGAAATAAATGTGAAAATAACTGAATCTAATTACAACTATTATGATGATTTAGGATATGATGTATATATAAGTGAAGAAATTGTAATTCCAGTTGAGTTATTACCGAAAGGTTCACATTACAAAATAAAATGTAAATGTGACTCTTGTGGGGTTGAAAAAGAAGTAATTTATAAGAACTATTTAAAATATGATAATAATTGGGGTGACTATTATTGTAGAAAATGTTCTGAAGTTAAAAGAAAAGAAACATTAAGAAAAAATTTCGGAGTAGATTATCCGATACAGAATGAAAAAGTTTTGCAGAAAATGAAGAAAACACTGGTGGAAAAGTATGGAGTTGACAACATTTCTAAAAACAAAAAAAAATTAAATAATGAATAAAATTAAAGAAGATAGTATCTATGAAGGTTCTATCGAATTCGCAAACAGCGGAAATGCCTCAATAAATATAGAAGACAAAAATATCTTTATATTTAAAAGAAATACTCTCAACTCACTAAACGGTGATAAAGTAAGAGTTAAAATAATAAGTAAGAACAACAAGCTAGAAGCAGAGGTTCTCGAAGTTCTTGAAAGATTTAGAACTCAATTCGTTGGTAAAGTACAAATAAACAAAGAAAATAAAAAACTTGTCTTTGTTGTACCAGATAATCAAAAATTAGCAGTTGACTTTTATATAAAAGGAGAACACGATGCACTACAAGACCAAAAAGTTCTAGTCGAACTAATTGACTGGGAACCAGGAACCAAATCACCAAAAGCAAAAATAGTAGAAATACTTGGTAGTTCAGGTGAGAATAATGCAGAAATGAACTCAATTATGTATGAGTACGGTTTACCAAACAACTTTCCTTTTATGGTAGAAGCCGAAGCGGAATTAATAGACTTCACAATTCCAGAATCAGAAATCAATAACAGACGAGATTTAAGAAATATCACAACTTTTACAATTGACCCAGTCGACGCCAAAGATTTTGACGACGCTCTTTCAGTTAATATAATTGATGATAATACAATTGAAGTAGGTATTCATATCGCTGACGTTTCACACTATATTAAAGAAGGTGGTATAATAGATGAAGAAGCTATTAAAAGAGCAACCTCTGTTTACCTAGTTGATAGATGTGTACCAATGTTACCAGAAAGATTAAGTAATGGTGTATGTTCATTAAGACCTAATGAAGATAAACTTTGTTTCTCTGTTATTGTTAAACTAAATAATGACGGACAAATTCTTGATAAATGGTTTGGAAAAACTGTTATACACTCTGATAGAAGATACTCTTATGAAGAAGCTCAAGAAATAATAGAAGGAAAAGATGGTGATTTTAAAACTGAAATACTCTTATTAGATTCTATTGCCAAAAAAATGAGAAAACAAAGAATAAATGATGGTTCTATTGAAATGGGTGGAATTGAAGTAAGATTCAAATTGGATGAAACTACAAAGAAACCAACCGGTGTTTATTTCAAAACTCAAAAAGATGCAAATAAATTAATCGAAGAATATATGTTACTAGCAAATAAATTAGTTGCAAAACTACTTTCAGATGCTAGATACCATAATGTTTATAGAGTTCACAATAGTCCTAATCTTGAAAAGTTAGAATCACTTTCTTTAATTTGTAAAAACTTTGGTTATAGCTTAGATTTAAACACAGATACAACAAATCTGAAAAAATCTATAAATCAGTTAGTAGCCGATATAAAAGATCAACCAGAAGAAAATATGATTGAAACCTTAATCACAAGATGTATGTCTAAAGCAACTTATACAACAATAAATGCAGGACACTATGGATTAGGATTTACACACTATTCTCATTTTACTTCTCCAATCAGAAGATACCCAGATTTAATAACTCATAGAGTTTTAATGGATTTCTTAAATAAGAAACCAACTGGAAGTCCTCAAAAAATTGAAGGTATGGCAAAATGGTGTTCTGAAAGAGAAATTTTAGCAGCAAAAGCTCAAAGAGATTCAATCAAATACAAACAAATAGAATACTTAGAAGATAAAATCGGACAAGTATTTGATGGTATTGTATCAGGGGTGACAGATTGGGGTATGTATGTTGAACTTATTGAAAGTAAATGTGAAGGTATGGTCAGATATAATGGTAATCATAGTGTTGATGTAGAAAACTATACAGTAAATTTAAAATCTGGTGGATCAATTAGATTAGGAGACGAAGTTAAAGTAACCGTTAAAGCAGTTGATTTAGATAGAAAACAAATAGATTTTGAACTATTCTAATGGAACCTGACTTTTTCTTAGAAGTTGATTTAGATGATGATGTAAAATTAGAAGATTATAATGATGCTTTATCAACCTACTCTGATTGGAAAGCAACTTATCGTGAAATAAAACTAAATCTTTTATTAGAACAAGGTAAAAGAATAGAGTTTGATATAGATAACATTTCAAAGTTTATCACACTTGATAGTGATGAAGATGTAGTACCTGTAAAGAATATATGTTGTACAGTAAGTGGTATGACATTTATTTTAAATGATAGTAAAATTGAAAAACTTACTCTAAAAGTACATTGTATTAAAAATCCAAATGGTGAATTAGTAAAAGAAATACTAAAACACGGTCAGTTTTTTAAAATAAAACAAGTACTAAAAGGTAATCATCTTTTTTTTAATATGATACCAAAAAAATAAATCCTTTCAAATGAAAGGATTTATTTATTATTAGAACTCGAATTCCCCACCACCCGGTGCTTCTGGAGCAGGAGGTTCTGGTGCTGCCTGAGGTGCGGCTTGAGCACCTCCTTGTGCTGGAGCTTCACCACCAGCCTCTGGTGCACCACCTATCTCACCTCCACCACCTTCTGGGGCTCCACCTTCAGGTATTCCACCTCCACCACCTTCTGATGGGGCACCTGGTTCACCAGTTGCACCAGCGGCAGCATTCATTGCGTCTTTGTCCCAGTATTTTTGATTCTCTGCTTTTTCCTCTGGTGTTAATTTGAAAACATTGTCCATAATCCACTCGATATGAAAATAAGGTTTTTCACCATTCATTACACCAAGTAGTGTACCAACAATACCAGATTTCTTTTCTAGATTATTTAATTTTTTCCATTCTTCAAATACTTGATTTGAGAAGAATGTTATATCTACACCATTTGTAAAGAATTCATCTTCTGTTAATTCAGGAAACTCAATCAGCATTTGTAATCTTAAAGGTTTAACAATTAATTCTTTGAAATTAGCTCTTAATCTACTAATAAAGTTATGAAACTTAATCTCATCTCTTGTCATCTCTCCTGCATCAGTAATCAAGTTACCACCACCATTCTCTCCTTCAAATCTTGACATTGGAATTTTAGAAGCTCTTTTTAAAGCTTTAAAAAACCAATCTAACATTGAATCATCATTTAAGTTATGACCTTGTGGAGAAACTAATTCCATATTCGGTGTTCCACCATCTCCATCAGGAAACCAAACTTGTTTATTATAAGGTAAGTGTTTAGAACCATTGATAGTCATCGTACCTAACGAATCATCCCATTCAACTTCTTCGGAATAATCATGTATCAATTGTCCTATTTGTTCTTCTGCTCTTTGTCTTGACATACCTTTAATTGGAATAGTAAACTTTTGATAAACCGTTGCATTGATAATGTTAAACATTATTCTTGTTTGTTGTAATATTTTTAATTGGTTATATGGTTTGATTAAACCCTCTATATAAGATGTTTCAGAAAATTCATTTTGAGTTGAATAAGAAACATAAACTAATTGAGAATCTAAAAAGATTCTTCTTAATTGTGGGTCTTCAGGGAACTGAATCCATAAGTGACCAATTGAAGGTTCATAAGCTGGAACTACCGTCTCCGGTCTAATTCTGTTAAATCCAATAATACTTTTCTTTTTATCATCATAAATAATCTCTAATGCCAAATATCCATCAATTAGGAAATCTTTCATCATATTCCAAGCAGTAATGTTGTCAGCAAAACCAAACTTGTTATATATTCTCTCGAAGAACTCTTGATACTTCTCTTGTATTTCTTCTGAATAAGACGTTGGGAGTGCCGTAGGAGAACAGAAGTCCTTCTCATCGTTATACACTATACATTCATCTGCAATCGTGCTTATAAAGTCTCTAATTTCGTCTTTAACTGAATACTCTCTTAAAATTCTTCTTTTATCTGCGTAAGCTTTATCTAAATAAGGAATAGACTTTCTGTTTAGAACTGATGCAACGGCTCTTTGGCTAAAAAAATCGTACATCGAATTTCCTTTAGCAGCATACGGGTCTTCATTTATTCCAATACCTACTTGATTTCTAACAATCATATCATCAAAGTTCATTCCGTATGATGATAAATTTCTTAAAATCCTACTAAATAATCCTTTGTTTTCGACAGATGAATTAGTCATTGCAAAATTTGAACCAACGTTATTTTGATTATCCTGGTTAAAATTATTATATGATGCCATATTCTAAATTATTTTTCTTTATATCTCTGTTTATTTTACTACAGAGTGGTTGTAAATTTGTATAATGATTTAATTTTATTATTTCATCTTCTTTATTTACACTTGATAATGGTATAACATGATCTATATCCCAACCATAATTTAATTCACCATTATACAATCCTCTATTATTCCAAGTCATCCAAGGTTCAAATTTAGATTCTAAATGTTGTTTTAGTTCTTCAAAAGAACATCCTAATAGTTCTTCAGTTTTTGAATTTTTTGAATAACCGTTATAATAGAATGAATTATATATTAAATTTCTAATATTTGTTATTAGCTTAAACAGAGGATCATTTTGTCTTCTTTCACTTAGATAAGTATTTCTCTTATCTTTATTATTTCTTTGATAGTCTTTTTGATACTTTAATTTAGATTCCTTATTACTTTCATATGTACTTTTTCTTTGTAAAAGAATAGATTCTTTATTTTCTAAATAATAGTTTCTCTTTGAAATTGGATTATATACTCTGTTTTTTGAATACTCTCTTTGCTTATCTTTATTAGCTTCTTTATATTCATTCTCACATGTAATACATTGTGAACGGTATCCACTTTTATTTCTAGAACATTTATAGAATAAAGTCAATTCTTTATCTAACTTACATTTACTACAACTCTTCATTAGACTTTTTATTTTTTTCAATATAGATATATCTACCTGTTGGAGTAAGTTCTATTTCGATTACACCTTTTTTAACCCAATTACTTAGTGTTCTTCGGGTTATATTATATTTTTCCATTACATCTTTTGCTTTCATATAGTATATATTAAAAATATATTTCCTCTTTTTCTATATTATACGCATTTTTCTATATTTTACCTCTTTCCATACTTGTTAAGACTAGTCTGTAAACGTTTTATATGATCTCTCATAACATTATACTTATCTGATATTTCTTTATTAATATCATAAAATTCACTTACAATAGAGGAGATGATCTCTTTATGTCTTTCATTTCTACCATCAAGTTTAGCTTGCCATATTTCAACAAGTTTTTTTGGATCATATTTATTGATAGGATGTTGTGAATAAAGGAATCTTGGTAGTAGTTCTAAACTAATTCTATGTACTAAAACTAATTGAACTGCATTAAACTCCATTAAAGAATATTCAAATCCAGACTTTAATAATTGTCTATACATTCCTTCATAGTTAGCTTTTAAAAAGTTATTTTTTTCAAAATCTTCTGGTAGAATAAAATCATCAAAGATCTGTGCTCTTATTTCCATTGGTACAAAATTGAAATTAACTGCAAAAAGGATTACTTTATCTTCAAATTTTTTAAAATCAACAACAAATACAGGTGCATATTTCATCCAATTACTATCGTCTTTATAATGAAAAAAGTAAAAACCACCCGGATAAATATCTTTAATATCTATTGCTTGTACATCTTTATCAGAATTTCTATATTTCTCATAAAAAAATAAAGAATTATTTTTAAAGTTCTCAACAATTCCATTTCCATTATAAAGTAAACTTAATTTTACACGTTCTAATAACTCAGCCATAAAGAAGATTATTTTTATTTATATATAAATTATGATAAATTCAAAACCAAATAATAAGAACTACAATCAGGGGAACTATATCCCTAAATACAAAGACAAGGTAATGAAGTTAAATACTAATGGTGGTGTTTACTTTAGAAGCTCTTGGGAAAAAAGAATAATGACTTGGTTAGATAACAAGTCGGAAATTTTAATGTGGGGTGCAGAATGTTTAAAGATACCATATCAAATGACACATTTTGATAATGGTGATATGAGAGTAAAAGAACATTGTTATTACCCAGATTTCTATTATGAAATGCAACTCGCAGATGGAACTAGGAAAAGAGTTGTAGTCGAAGTTAAACCAATGAAAGAATATCAAATGGTAATCGATTTAAACGAAGGAAAAATGAATGTACCTACAAATGGTCTAAAAAAGTTGAAAAACTTCGAGTATGACCTTAAAATGGCTTATAAGAATAAGAATAAATGGGAAACTATGATTTCTTGGTGTGATAAGAAAGGATATGATTTTATTATTATCACTGAACAACACTTAAAGAAGTTTGGAATATAGTAAATATAATAAAAAAACTATACTTATATAAGGATATAAATAAGAATAAAAATTATAAACTTTTTTATTTATATGATAAATTGGAAACTTAATAAAATAAGCCAAAATTAATATCCAAAAAGTATTATCTATTAATAATCCAAAAATTATAAATAAGTAATAGATTAGATTTACATAATAATAAACTAACTCACTACCCCCAATCTCTGAAGCATCCTTCTCAGAATAACTTCTTTGTAGATAATCTCTATTTTTAATAAAATAAATAATATTTAAAATAAATAGAATTGGTAGTAAGTTGTAAATTGTAATCATTCCACTAATATATCTTTTAATTGTATTAGATTATTAAACTCATTTTGTAATAATCTAATTGTTTTATCTTTTTTAATCAATTCATATACATTATCATTAACTAAAACTTCAACTGGTTCTCCAACTGCTGAATCATATTCATCGGGTATCTTCATATTCTCTCTAAATTCATAAATAGATCTTAAATACCTTTTATTTGATTCTAAATCTATATGTAAAGAACAACCATCAGGTCTTGTTCCTTGATCAATAATTGATTCTTCCCAGATTTGAAGATAAACTTTATTCATAATAAATCATTTTAAAAGTATTCTATACTAAAAATTAAATAAGTTTTTAATCTTTTTCTTTCTTATATATTGTTTTGGAAAAATTGTATTAGTTATACTTGCAGAACCAAATCCAGGATCTGCCACTATATCATATGTTTTAATTTTATATAGAGTGCAGTCCATTTCCATCATTTGCGCTATTTATTGAGATAAGTTTAATTTGATGTTCATTATCTCCTTTCTTTTTATAAAGGTCATTCCAACCTTTCGCTAAACCTCTTTTGAAAATTTCTGTGAAGTAAGCAAACGCATTAATCGACTTATCTTCATTGAAGTTATACCAGTTTTGGAACATATCCAATAAACCACTTTGGTAGCAATCTAACTTGTCATCATTAGACCAGTATCTCATTTTTTTTATTGTTTTTTTCGCTAGTAATTCTAGCATTTTCTCTGCATTTCTCGTTAATCGACCTTGTGACTTTGACACAATTATTTCGATATATAATTCTTTATTATTAAGGTACATATATAGCATTTATTTTTTTCAGATTTAAAATCTGTAATGCTATTCATTCATGTTATATATATCTACTGAAAAAAGTTTAAAAAAAATACTCAAACTTTCGTTTGAGTATTTTTTTTATTTTTTATATTTAGCTTTTAATTTATCTTTAACATCTTTTTCACCATTTTTTGCTTTATCATCTCTAAACTCTTTTTGTTTAGATTTAAAAAGATCAAAAAATTTATCTGAAGTTTCTTCTGAACATTTAAGTTTTTGACCATTTACATATAATGCACCACCACGACTTGACATAAATTCATCACCATCATAGTCAAACTTAAAAGGATGTTGACCAACACCACCATTGATTGGGCCTTTAACTTTTCCTTTTATTTCAGAAAAAATAGCTCTAGCTAATGCCTCATCATCAAAGTCATATTCATCTTTTTTCTTTAATTCTTCTTCTTTTTTCTTTAATTCTTCTTTTTTCTTTTTTGAGAATATATTCAATTTATCCCAATTGAATTCCTCATTAAATCCATAAATGTGTTCCATTCTTAATATTTGTTTTTTTTATGAGGTTATCCTCTAATTCTTTCTTTGTATTGTAATTCTTTTACTGCTTGTAATTCCGCATTAAGATTTACTTGTCTTTTCTCTAAATTTTTAAGAGCAGTTGTTAAAACTTGAGACTCACCAATCATTTTTAATGAACCTTTGATTTTATCAATGTTAAATTCAACATCTTCTAATTTAAGAGTGATTTCTCTTTCTTTATCTTCAAGTTTTCTTTTAACAATAATTTCTTTGTTTAATTTATTTTCAAAGAAATAAGTTAAATCATAGTTTAATTCATTTCTTACTTCATTTACTAATTCTAAAGCTGATTCGTATTTGAAGAACGAGTTACCATATCTTTCATCACATCTGTAAACAAATGTATTGTTTTTATAATTGAATGCAAATACTTCTAAATAAGGATTTACTAAGTTATTAACTCTTTTTACAACGTCTAACTCAACAAATTTATCTAAGTTTTTAGAAGTTTCTAATAAAACAGGATAAAAGTTTTTGTTAACGATTGGAATAATCGGAGAGTTAAATAAACTTTCTAATGTAGTTTCTTCATTTAACTCATCATCATTGATAAATAAACCACCTTTTCTACCAACAGCTAAACCAATTGTCAAATATTCAGAAATTCTAAAGTTAATTCTACTTTCTGTTACTGTTGAATATTTCATAGCAGTTTCTAAAGTTCTTAAACTTTTTAAAGTTTCAGCATCTTTAACATGATTTTCTAATAAAGTTTTTTCAATTGTATTTTCAGTTAATAAGAACCAAGAATCTCTAACTAATGCACAGTGACCTTCTTCAACTTGTTCAACAATTGTAAAAATTGATTCTGCACTACCACCACTTAAAAGATTAGATCTTTTTTCTGGAGATTTTGTTAAATTGTGTACAAACACCTTAATTTCTGGAACCCAGTCATAAATTGCCAATTCATTAAGAATTTTTGACATTCTATCTTGATCTGTTTCAAGGTTAATAGTTTGTAATAATACATTTATAGGTTGTCTGTAAAGTTCTCCTTGATTTCTTGTATTAAGAACACCATATAAATTTTTCAATTCATATAATAATTCAAATGCAGCCATATCATCATTAAGACTCTCTAATAATACCTTCACACTTTTATCATAAGTATAAGGTTTTAATCTTTCATTAAGAGAAGTAATTATAGTTTTCTCTGAATGTTGATTACAAGCATTCATATGTCCTTCTACAATTGAAGATATTTCTTCTTGATCAAGAGAAAGATCCTTTTTGAAGTTAAACAATTCAAGTTTAAGATTCTTCATATTTCTAATTTATTATTTTTTTATATTACTATATATTAAGGTAAAAAAGCCATTTTTTTCCTTTTTTATTTTTATTTGTTTTTATTTCCTAAATCTCCATTAGGATTATCATATCTTCTAGAACTATGTTCTCTAGCTCTTAAAATGTTATTAAACCACTTAGTTCTTTTAGGAGTAACAAAGAAACCTTCCTTAGAATTAGGTGGTTGACTAAAAAAGTCAGAATATCCACCCTGAATTGCAAACCCATTCAAGTCAGACATACCAGAATTCTCTTTTGTATAACCAGGAAAATCCACTCTATCTTTTCTGAATGCAGGATAATATGTTTGTACTTCAAACGAAACAGTCATTTTTATTGAATTATCTGCTGTTAAATTCTTGTCTCTCGTCATCTCAATAGTATTCGAATCTGGCATTAAAATTACCGCATCTATATTCATAAAATTATGTTCAAAATACATAAATTTATATAACCATAGAGTATCCATAATTGCTTGACTACATTTAAAACTATCAATTTCACTAGAAAGTAATATAGTTAAGTCATAACTAACAGTAACCGGAACCGCCCTAATTCTACCTAAAACTTTTCTTACCTCAACTTCATTCTCAACAACTGTTCTTAACCAAACATTTGGATTAGCAAATTCATCCGAACGAATTACAAATGATTTCATTGTTAAATGACCTCTTGGTATAATATCAGTGTTTAATTCCACATATCTACCATTACCTTCTGAGTCACCAGAAACTATATCATCAGTGAAAGAATCTAATAAAAATCTTTCATCTCCTGTCATTGAGTAATAAAAAGGTACTTGTACATATTTATCACCTGAGGTAAATCTATTTACCCATTTTACTTGTCCTTCTAAAGTATCTAACACACATACTGTTAAATCTCTAAAGAAGACATCATCCATATTAAATCTTTCTCCAATCATAAGATATATATTAAAAAATATAACTCTCTAATTTTTATATATAGATTTATGAAATACTTGAAAATATTTGAAGATTTTAATAATCTATTTCCTGATGTATTTAATGGAACATTAGTAAGAGGAGTTAAAATTGATAAAGATGAATATATTGATGATCCTAAATTACGTACAGTAAGTTCCGGAAATTCAATTGATGAAGATTATATTGAATTTATAAATAATTATTCTAAATTAGGAATCCCACATCCTTTAAAATCAGTACATATGTATTTTAGACAAGAAGAAGATAGTTCAATTGCTTGGTATGGAACTGCATTTGATATTATACCTCAAGAAGGTGCTATTTTTGGATTCAATAAAGAATTAAGAAACGGTGGATTAGGAAGTACTTGGTTTTTTGTAGACCGAACTGCTAAAGATTTTCTAGGTAAAACAATTAAACCTTTTCCAGATTATTACGAAGATAAAGATGGATTTATGAAAGCAATTACAGAATATCAACAAATGTTAATTGATGGTGGTGTAGTCGGAACATTAACTTATGATGAACTACTTAAAATGTCTAAAGAAGAAGGAGAAACATTACAAGTTTGGACGGAATACCCTTGTCATCATAAAAAACATATAAAATCTATAGAAACCAAAGAAAGTAAACCATATAAAAGTGAACCTATACTAACTGATGATGACTTTACTGAATTAGGCATTGATAGTAATAGCAGAACTGAATTTTTTAAAAAACATGGGAAAGAAATAAATAGAACTGATATTGTTATACCAATTGGTCGAAGAAGAAGATTAGCATTAGACTTACTAAAAAAATGGAGTGAAAATGAATTACATTAAACTATTTGAAGACTTTACTTTTTCCGATTTATACGATAAGAATAAATGGATAGAACTTACTTTGGACGATAGAAGTAAACTAAAAAAAGAAATATGGGAGATTGTTGATCTAGCTTATAAGCCAATTGGTGGCCACGTTAGAATCTCATCACCAGAGGCAGTTGTAAATGATACGGATCTAACTTTCTGGACAGCAGTTGATATAGATAAAGATCCTAATGCAGACGTTGTAATATTTTCAAGAGAATTTCATGGGCATAAAATTTCTGGTTGGGGTCACGATGGAACAAAAGAAGCTAGAAAAGAATTAATGAAACAATTAATTACTTTATTACATAGAGAAGGATTTTGGATAGAAGTGTCTGGAAGACCTGCTGAAATACTTATAGGAGCAGATTGTAGATACTGTGATAAACAAACAGTAAGTAAAGTTTTTCCTCACTCTGAAATAAATTGGATTGGTGACGGTGTTTATACTAGAACTTTACCAGATGGTACTCATACAGAAGAAGAATACTTAGTTGGACGTCCAAGAGTATAAACTTTTTTGATATTTTTAGATATACTCATGAGAAAATGAGATAAAATATGTCAGTAAATAAATTATTATTATGGGAAAAATGGCGTCCGAAAACTATTGACGACATTATATTACTTCCAAGAATTAAAAAAGAATTAGAAAATGGTGTCAACCAACACTATATCTTTCACGGTCACTACGGAACCGGTAAAACAAGTTTAGCTAGAATTTTAATTGGAAGATACTCAAAAGAAACTCCTTATTTAGAACTAAACTGTTCTATGGACACATCTATTGATGTTCTTAGAACTGAAATTGATAACTTTTGTAAGTTTACACCAATGATGGATACAAATTCAGATATTAAGTATGTATTCTTAGATGAGTTTGAAAGAGTTTCTACAAACTTCCAAGACGCATTTAAAGCATTCATAGAAAGATATAATAAAAATGTTCGTTTTATCATTACTACGAATCACATCAATAAAATATCAGATGGATTAAAATCAAGAATTAAACAGATTGGTTTTGATTGTCAAAATATCGAAGAAGAAAGATTTTTAAAACAAGAAATCTATAAAAAGATTATAAACGAAGTTCTTCCTAAAGAAGATGCAGAAATACCTAAAGAGGATTTAATTAACATTATTACTAAAAAGTTTCCAGACTTTCGTTCTACATTAGTAGAAGTACAAAGTTATTTAGATACTGGTGCAATAAGTGATGGAACAGGTAATGTTTCTAACAAAGTAAAGTTAGAACTTTACAATACTTTATATGAAGAATTAGATTTTGAAAAAACTTATCATTTTCTAATGTCAAACTTTGGTGCAGAGAAAATTGATGTAATGATTAAGTTATTAGGAAAACCTTTTATTGATTGGTGTATTACAGAGAAAAAAGAAAGTGTCAATAAATTATTTGAAACTGCTTATGTAATTGCAGACTATTCATCTAAATTAGAAGGTGCAACAGATCCTCTTATATTAGGGATTACAATTATAGGAAAATTTAGAGATATATTAAAAAACCCAGTCTAACTGGGGTTTTTAATCTTTTATCTTTTAATTTCTTTTCCAGAAGAATCAAATCTATGGTTAGGAACACCACTTTTTTGTTTTTTTATCTCAGATTCTTTAGCATATGTCTTTTTTAGAAGTTCTGAACCATCTTCATCCTTTAAATACTCCTGAAATATTTTATCAAACTCTACTTTATGGTCTGGATATTTTGATGCTCTACTTACCATAATATCTAACATCAACATTTGACCAAATAATTTTTGTCCATTATTACCCTTTGAATCTTTCTGATAACTATTTGCTAACTTCATATATAGATCTTTCCAAAGTTTTCCTTTTTCTTTAGATGAAGAAAAACGTGCCTGATCAAGTAATAGACTTTTAATCATTATTGAACTATCATCATAATCATCCACATCTTTGTCATGAAATTGATGTATGATAGAGTCTAATGATTTTCTATACTCAGGATCTTGAGATTTACTTTTATAAAGTTCTATTGTTCCTATCAACATAGATTTTTTTTGTAACTTAATTGCTTTCTTATAAGATTCATCGAATCCATATTTCTTTTGATATTCATCTATAATATCAATTGCTTTTTTATCTAGATCCGTATGTTGGATAAGATCCCCTTCATAAGTTGAGATTATAAGACTAATTTTTTCTTTTAAATCTATTTTAGTATCATTTAACTTGACAAGTACAGATTTCTCATCATCAGACTTTGGTCTGTTCGTCATACTTTGTTTTACACCACACTTAGTACAAAATCTAGATTTTAAATCTAATTCAGCACCACACTTAGTACAAAATTTCTTATTCTCAAAAATTTTGAAACTTTTTAAAAATCTCATTATTTTTAGTTATTTTTTTATTATATATTATTTATCAAATATATCACTAAGTATATATTAAAATTTTATATATAATTTATGGCAAATTATAATTTTAATTTTATAGACTTTTATATCTGTTACCCAGGACATCCAATGTTTATAAATACAGAACTTATTGAGGATGATGTAGTAAAAGTTATCGTTCAAAAATATGAAATGATTATTTTTACTAATAAAGGTGAAGTTCTGGGAGAACCTAACTTTGGTGCAGATTTAACTTTATTACTACACGAAACAAAATTATCAGCAGAATCTGTTGAAGGTGATATAAGAGCACAAATTGCAGATTATATACCAGAAATTGATAGTATAGGGTATGATTTATCAGTAGAATTTTTTGATGATCCTGAAAGACATCAAGAATATATGGTAGTTAGTTTTAGTATTAATGACTACGAAATTTTTGCAACGGTAAATTAATAAATTATTATGTTAATATTAGAGTTTAATAATAAAGATAAAGAAGTTATTAAAACTATATCCGATAGTTTTACAATAGCATTAGAATTTGAATTAGAAACAGAAGATACTTCAAATCCTGATGAATCTATATCTCCAGCAAAATTTATTCAAATTGCAAAAGAAAATACTACAAGATATATAAATGATGAGTGTAAAGGTAATAAACAAAAAATGTTTGCACTTGTTGATGAAATTTTAAGTTCATTAGACTTTGGAGATGATGAAGACAATATTGAAATATTAGATGAGTATCTTGATGAATATGATGAGGGATTTGAGAATAATCTAATACAAGTTATTCAATCAGATTATATGACTTATGTTATATCAGATAACATCGAATACTTAACAGATAAATTAAAAGAAAACCTACCATTATTTTTTAATAAATGGGATAATAAACTCAAATATGAATTAGACAATACATTAAATAGAGGTATTGAATTTTCAATGAAGACTTACTTAAATGGAATTGATGAGACAATTGAACTAATAAAGGATTTTTACTCTGAATTTAACAAACAAGATTACTGGCAAATGAATAAAAGAACTGGTATTCACATTAATATAGGATTTGACCGCAAAGTAGAATGGAATATACTAAAAGGAGTTTTAATGATTTCAGATGTAGGTGAAGAATCATTTACATTTAAAAATATGGAGTGGAGAGAAAAATCTTTCTATACTAAGTCTATACTACCACATTTAAAATCTGAAATAGAAAGTAATAAACAAAAAGTAATGAAACACTCACAGTTTCAAGATTTAAAAAAATTAGAAGATTATTTCGGTGATTATATTCTATCTATTATGAAAAAACAAGGTTATAAAAACTTTGGATTTAATATTACAAGAATTGGAGATTATAACTATGTTGAATTTAGATATCCAGGTGGAGAAATAATAGAACAAACACTAATTGATAAAGTTTATTACTTTTGTTATATTGCTTATCTAATGACGAATAAATCATTTAAAAGAAAAGAGTATTTGAAAAAATTATATAAGTTTATATCAACTATTTAATCGGACAATGATTTGCCGAGTAGATATATTTGAAATCTCTTTTTATTTTAACACCAAATGATTTAGCAGCAGTTTCAACATCTAAAAAACATTCTGAATCAGAACCACCAACCATTACAACTTCTTGTCCCTTTAATTTAGTGAAAAGTTCTTGTAATTTTTTTGGTAAGTGATACCATTGATGATTATTTCCAATATAAACTATAAATGTGCCTTCTTTAGTGTTAAAAGTATCACCTCTTTTTAATTGTTTATTAGTTTCTTTTTGCTTTAAATCAGTATAAACTTCTTTAGATAGAATCTTTTTATAGAAATCCACATCGACATCATAGTTATATCTCTTTTCAATCAAATCTTTTTGATTAGGAAAACGATATAAATCTTTATGTACCGGAATGTCTGGATTTTCATCATATAAATAATCTTTATCTACGTGTTTTCCGTCGACGTGGTTGTCCCAAATTTGATAAACAGATTCAAACTTCTTACAATAGTTCTTTAATTCATGTAAATACATTTCCGTAAAAAACTTACGAAAACTCTTTTGTACATCAACGATTATCAATGTTTGTTGATTTTGAAAATTATCGTATATTTTTAAATGCTTCATTAGTTTCTGCTTCCGCTAATTGTCCTTGTTTTCTTCTAATAACGTTTATCATAACTGTGATACCATTATTTACATTTCCAAAGTAAGTTCTTTTATCAGTAAATGTAGAATATAAATAATCCGGACTGTTATAATAACTACCTGGTCTCATTCTATCAAAGAAATTATTTAAACTACCCAAACCAGTTCTTTCTGATCTAAACATTTGTCTTATTGAATTAATCTCTTGTTGTAAAAATTCAATATCAGACAATGTATCAACTGAAATAGAGGATATATAACGACCTATTTCTAAAGATAATCTATCTAAATTATCTAAAACTTTTAGGTCTTTTTCTTTCTGTCCTTCTGCAGAAGTCTCTTCAATTTTTTTTCTAAATTTTTTAAGAAGTTTATTAGTATGTTCATTCGTTTTATTAGACCAATCTAATAAGTCCTTATAGTTAGTATTGATATATTCAACATCATTTTTGAATTCATAATTGTTTTTCAAAGCATTCATCGCAGTAGGTTCAGAACCTTGTTCTACTAGTTTAGCGTCTTCTCTTTCTGCAGATTTAATCTTTTTAATAACTTTAAAAATTTGAGTTGCTATACTACCTAAACCAGTACTGATCGTATCACTAGATGAATAATTTAGGAAGTAAGTGGCATTTCTACCTAATAATCTTGCAGTCATTCTATTAAACTTAGAAATATCGTCTAATTCACCTCTTAATTGGAAACCTTGAGCAATTTTATCAAAGTATCTTTTAATATTAGTTTTCTTAATATCTTCATCAGACATAAGAGCTAAAGCGCCTGACTTCATTTCAGTTCTATCAGAAATAATTTCACTTTTCTTTTTCTCTGGTGCAAAATTCATCAATTTATTAAAATCTAAGATAATTGCAAAATTAGCATCTTTTACAGAAGCATTTATTTGAACTGGTTTAATACGGAAGTTATCTAATTCAAATGAAGTATTATATCCATAAGGATCTAAACCAGCTGCATTAGCTTTTGGTTTTAATAAGTTAATATTATTAACTCTAGATTGACTCATTTGCCAAAATCTACTTGCTATTTGATTCCAACCATTAGTATTTCTAGGATGGTTATTATAATAAGTTGTAGTATTTTGTAACGCAAAATATTTCATTCCCGACCAAGTATCCGCCTTCGCGACATAACTAACAACTTGTGGATACAACTCATTTGTCCAACCAGTATTATTAACTAAGTCTAATGCAATAATATCACCTGTTTCAAGCTCACTTATACGAGACTTTGGAATTCTTTTAACTATTTCATAATCAGTAAGATTAGATGAAAATGCACTAGTATTAGCAGCAGATGTTTCTCTATAAACACCATCTACTGCAGTAGTTGTGATAAATTTACCTTCTGAATCAAACCAGAATTTAATCATTGATAAACTAGATTTTTTAGGTTTAATTCCAGTACCTTTACAAGTACCACAATCAACAACTCTAAATCCTCTACCCCACGGTCTTCTTACTTTACCGTTATCACATCTTTCTCCTGCTATAAACTCTCCAACAGCATCACAAGGTTGATCATCAGCAATAACATTATTGAATCTTAAAGCTCTATTAAATGGTAAATAAGTAAATAAATCATCACCTAATTTAGACTCAGGTATATCAAATCTACCACATATTTTTTTTAAAGCATTTAAAAAATGGGTTTTATCAGCCTTAGCTTTTATGTGATTTAAAGTTGCATTTAATGTTCTTGCATCAAATGCTTCAAATAATTTTATGTATCTTAAATTTCTCATATTACTGGTCCTACAATTTCTATTTTAACTCCTTTAGATCTTAAAGCACCTAAGATTGACTTAGATTCTTTTGTTGCTAAATCACCAGAGATTATTAATTTTTTCAAGTTCTCAGGTACAATTGTTTTTAAATCCTCTACAGAATCTAAGGTATATATTACTTGAAGTTCTTCTAATGCTTTAAACTCAGAGAAGTCGAATGAACCAACATTATCACAACTAATAATTTGTAGTTTTGTAATATTTGGATTAGAAGCATTTATATCTTGTAGAACACCATTAGATAATCTACATTTATCAAAAGCAATATTTGTTGTTTTGATTCTATCAAAATCTTTTAAAGTATGAATTTCAATAAACTTAAATTTAATCCAATCTAAAGTAAGATTGATTGTTAATAATGATTCTGGAATCTCAGTTGTTTCAATTATCAACTCTTTAATTCTTGCATTTGGATCTACTTTAACATTTGACCAGTTTCCTATTTGACTTAAATATAAAGTTTTAACATTTTTACCAATCATTCTTCCTGTTTGTAATGATAGTTTATCTTGATAAGGAGTATCTAAATTATCATTAAAGTCAATATCCGGTGTATATAAATATCTCTCACCTCTTTGACCAGTACTTACGTTACCAGTATATTTAGTAACAATTTCCTCAAATTTGCTCTGCATTCTATCTGGATAAGCTCTATCAAAATATAATTTCGTAGGAGCAGAAGGATCAAAAGATTCAAGATTTCTGATAATCATTCTCGATAAAGGTAAATGTTCAGAAATTTTTTCATCATCCCAGAATATAGGAGTTTCAAAAACTAAAAATGCTGGTATACTATTTGGGTCGAATACGTTAGATAAAACTTGTCTGCTATAACCTCCATTATATAAGTGTTGACAAGAAGAATAAAACTTAGAAATTGACATATTTAAAATATCCTGTGGATTATGTGAAATCTTTAAGAAAATATCTTTATTGAAAATTTCAAAGTCTAATTTATATTGTGAGTTCTCATTAGTAGAAGCAAAGTTTATAAAATTCGATAAATTTCTATTATCAGAAAATAATGTTGATGATGCCATTTTGTCTGTTTCTGACCAACCTTCAACATTTGCTTCAGTACATTTATCAACTAAATCATTATAGTCAGCAATAAATGTGTTTATATTAATTAAGTTATTACTGAAAATTAAATCTCCTGCTTTCTTCTCAATTCTAATCATATTACCTTGTTCATCTCTGATAGGTCTATTATTAGCATCTTTAGAAATAACTGAAGTTGCCATAGTGTCAGGAATAGATAGTTTTCTAAAAACCGAACTAAACATAGCCAATATCTGATCTAACTTAGGTTTTCTAATATCAAAACTTTCAAATATTCTTGAATAAGTATCTTTGTTCTCTCTAAAAAGTTCAACATTGATTGATTGATTTAAAACATTTCCGAATTGTTCTGGTAAACTTGAAAATAATCGAAATAAAGCAGTCATATCTGTTTGACAGAAAACACCTAATACTTCATTTTTATCTTCTTCAGATAATTTCCAGGTTCCTTGTATAATCTTATCAGTTGGAGTAATCTCTTCATAATCAAGATATTTTTCACCCCATTTACTTGTTACTGCTTTTGCTTGTCTAGGCAAAATAACGTCACGTATTCTTGCTTCTAAAAAAAGATTTCTATTTTTAATCCATTTCATATAGTATAATTATAATTTATTGTGACTTATATATTAAAAATAATATGTTAAAAATATAATTTTTTTGTATATTTGTATGATTAATAAACAAAATAGAAAAAAAACTATATAGTTAAAAAAGATTTTTAATATGGCAAAAGAAATTAGAACCTCATTAAATGAAGTTTCATTCACTCACTTATGTAAAAGTGGTGTAATATCACACGGTACTGGATATACTAAAACAGATGTTTACTTTACTAAAGTAGATATGAAAAATTTAGCATCAGGAGAAATAGTGACTAAACACGAAAATGGACAAACATTCCAATATTTACTACAAGACATTGGATTTGAACTAATTAAGGAGATAATCAGAAGATCTCCAATTTATGGTGAAATGTATTACGAACTTTAATAAATAATAAAATGAACGGAATTTTAATGTTGCAGATTGCAGTATTTATATTATCATTATGTCTTTTAGGGTCCCTAATAGGGATTATTACTCTTTACTCTAAATGTGAAGAATTAAGAACTGAGAAAGATAAATTATCTAAAGAAAAAGATAAGATTAAAAAAGAAAAAGATAAAGTACAACGTGAGTTAGATGATACACTTAAAAAAGATTTAATTGCCATTGAACCTGGACACAAAGTTATTTATCCAGATTACGGACTTAGTTGGACCGATACTGATAAAGATGGTAATAAGATGAAACCAGAATCTTTTAAAGTAACTTATGAGTTAGAAGTATTAGAAGTAGCCGAAACTAGAATAAAAGTTAAAGCAGTTGATTTTACATCGATGGATCCAATTGGAAGAGATGCTTCAAAAAAATCAGGTATTATTCAATTTATGAAAGATAAATGGGTTGATAAACATCAAGTTCAACTTATAGTTGATGATTCTGTTAAAAGAGATCTTAAACTAAAACAATTAGGAATATGAAAATAATTTATTTTGCATCACCGTATTCAGATAGCAACCCAGATGTTGTTAATGAAAGATATAATAAAACTTGTAATAAAGTCGCAGAACTTGTTTCACAAGGTAATATAGTTATGTCACCTATTCTATACGGACATACCTTACTACAATATAAAGAAATGCCAGGAGACTGGCAATTTTGGAAAAATTTCTGTGAATCATTTTTATACAAGTCAGATGAAATGTTTGTTTATAAAATTGAAGGTTGGGACAAATCAACTGGACTATTAGCAGAAGTTGAACTAGCAAAATCACTAAACATAAAAATTACTTATTTAGAAGAATAAAAAAGTCGAGATAATTCTCGACTTTTTATTTTAAGTTTATTACTCTAATCTTCGACTTATCTAAATAGAACTCTTTCAAATTTCTATTGAGTATTAGTTTACAAGATTTATCTCCAATTATAATCTTGTTTTCAAATTCATCCGACAAGTAAACATTATATCCTAAATCTTTCATATAAGTATCATATATCTTATTAGAAGTGATTATCCAGTTATTTGATGTAAGACCATCTAATTCTTTTTTAAGTCTCTTAATTGAAGTTAAATTGAATATTTTAGTAATTATATTCTTTGGATAAAAATTAATATCTATTGAATTACAATCCAACATTTGTTCAAATAAAAATTTGTTAGTATCCTCGAATGAGGTTACCAACAAATCTTGTAAGTGAAAAGTTTCTTGTTTTGTAGAAACCTTGACTATTCCGTTTTCCTTAAACGTTTCAAAAATAGTAAACTGGGCAGGATTCTCATCCACCCAAACTACTTCATTAAAGTAAGATAATAATAAATATTCTATTGAGTCAGTGTCCATAAATTAAAAATCACAATCAAAGTAATCTAAAATCATACCATTTCTATCATTGATAAAAAGTAATTCAGATCTTTTAACTAATTGATACTCATAATGACGACCAACTTTAAATAAAGTTCTAACAAATGGGATATCCTCATTATAGTTAACCATACCTTCATCTACCATTAAACAAAGAACTTTCTTATCATCTTCTGAATTATAGTTTACAATTTCTTCATCATAATCTTTCTGTAATCCAGTCTTACCATAACAAATAAATTTAGTTGGTAACTTTTCATCAGATGGTGTCCAATTAATGGTAATATCATCACCAATCTCTAAATTTGGATCTTCTTCTTTTAAATAAAGTCTAATCCAAAAATAAACTTTTTGTTCTTCAACTTTCTGTTGTATTTCTTGTTCTTCTTTAGTTAATTCATCAGATAATTCTGTTGTATCTAAGGACTTAACCTGTTCAACTAGATCTTCTATGTATTGTGGTGAAAAGTCTAAACTTGTTACATTACTCATTTTTAATAAACTATTTTTTTATTATATGTCTTTTTTTGAATTAGTTTCAACTTCTCTTGGAATATCGTGTTTATCCAAGTCATTGTGGTCTAAATCTTCACCATATAATTTACTTTTACTATATTTTTTACAAAATAGTTCTTGTCTTTCTTCTAACGTTAGTTGTCTCATATTGCAATTTCTAATTCTGATTTTATCTTCTGAATACCTTTTATATTTGATATTTTGAAGTCTTCAAGTGTTATACTATAAAAGTCTAAACCTGATTTTAATTCTAATGTTGGTTGTTGTTCTAAAGGTTCTCTTTCTAAAAGCTCTTTAGCTGCATCAATATGCCTATCATAAATATGTAAATTCTGAACATAATGACAGAATTTACCAACTTTATATCCTAAATGAGATGCTATCATCATTTGGAGTGCAACATATTGAATTTTATTTATATATCCTGCCATTATATAGTCGTTACTTCTTTGATTTAAAGTCATATCTAAAAACATATCACCTTTTACTTCTCTTACTGAAAACATTGTTTCGTATGCACAAGGATATAATCCATTTGTTTGTTTTAAATCAGACTCTTGTAACATATTTATTATATGTCTTCTTGAAAAAGGTTCATCCTTTAAACTTTTCAAGACATTATTTAATAAATCCCATCTTCTCACGGTTGCACCATATCTTTGTCCAATTGTACCATTACCAATATTCCACTCATCCCACCACATTATACCTCTATTATGAGCAGTTGTTAAGTTAGAATCTTGATCTTGATATATCCAAAGTATTTCATTGATACCAGTTTTAATGGCGGTGTTTCTTAATGTTGTAACTGGGAACTCACCTTTAGATAAATCATACTCTTCAAATACTTGCGTTATAAAGAAACTATTAGCTTCTACACCGTCTTTATATTTAGGTCTAGCATCTCTATCTTTATTATTTTCTTCTAAAATTCTTTTTAGATTTTCTTTGTAATACTTATCTGCTTTAATCATTTATTAAAAATCTTTTTTTGTTATATGAAGAATATAATTATGAGTTTAAAAAATAATATATAGATTATGAAATGGATTAAAACTTTTGAGGAACTAACACCAAAAATATACAGACAGGCCGGACAAAGTCTTATGTACATACCTCATAAAAAAGAAAGAGGTATGAAGTTAAAAGATTATGGTGCAGAAAAAGAATGGGGAATTTATAATATAGAACTTGTCAGAAACTACGACGATAATTATCAAAAGGTTAAATTCACAAAACCTAAAGCAAAATTTATTCTAAATCATAAAGTCACACCAGAAGCTTTAAATAATATGAATACTCTATATGAAGATATATCAGTAGAAGAAATGCTCGATCTTTGGAGAGATGGTGAAAGAGAATTATACTTTACAATACAATTTTATTTTGATCCAATAGAAGAAACCAAAGATAATTATCTTGGAAGATACATAGCTGGATGGGAACAGCCAGTGTTTTCATTTAAAGTGCATATGTCTAACTGGGATAGTGGGTTAGAGGAATGGAATAATCCTGAAGAATGGGAAGAGGAAGATCCACCAAAAAAATATACATTACAAGAACTTTATGATGATTGTCATGATTTAGTAATTGATTTAACAATACCACAAGTCAATCCAAGATCAGTATGGAATGGTCATAATAATAATACTCAATATTATCACTACGGTATATTCTCGGATAGAAATAGTGCATTTAAGTTTAAGAAGTTACTACCTAGTCTAATAGATGATGAAATTCAAGAAAAAATATGGGAAGTCTTTTCTTTATTAGGAGATTCTCAAGGTTTTAAAAACTGTATTCATGCTTTAAAATATGGTATAAGAATAAATTACTTATATGATGATACAAAAACAATTGGACGTTCAGATCTTAAAAATCCAAGTAAATGGTTTCGTCATAATATTGCAAGTGTTACAAAAGAATTACCAAAAAAGGAAGAAGAACCTAAACAACTGGAAGAACCTAAAGAAGAACCAAAACAAATGTGGTATCAATCAAGAACATAAAAAAAGAGGACTAAATCCTCTTTTTTATTTAAACTCTATTATCTCGTGTTCACTTAAAGGTTTTCTTGGTTCGTTAGAAATTAACTCATGTCTTTTACAACATTCTAAAATATACTTAGAATGTTCTATATAATCTTTTTTAACTTTCATAATTGAATTATTGTTTTCTTCAACACCTTCTGGGTATTTTATAACAGGAGTTCCTAATGTTAAGTGTAAACCAAAGTATGGATCTCTTGATAAACCCATAACTTCTCTAATACTTTCTGCTTCTGGACAGTGAACTCTCAACCACCAGTGGTTACCACTTGAACAAGGTTCAGTTTCAACATAAAAGTCGATTTCTTTACCATTAAACATTTTTGCAGCTTGTTCAAATATATCTTTATCCATTTTATCATTGATAAAAGTAACGTGAGTTCCTATAAGTGTACTATTCAATTCTAAACTAAATCTTTTCTTTAAAAACCAAGCATAGTATCTATCTAAATCACATTTAGTTCGGATCATAGCAACTCTCTTCCAAGAAGCTTGACTAACGTGCTTCTTAGTTTTGTCCTCTGGACTAAAATCTAATATACCTCTTACTTTAAATACCATAACACAAAGATAATAAAATTATATATAAAATAAAAATCAAAGTTATGGAAACTAAAAAAACTAAACAAGAAATTGCAGTTTTGAGAGAAAAGTTCTTAGTTGAATACTGTAAAAAAATGGGTTGGAGTCATAATGAGTTATCAACCAATCAAATGTTATTCATTACTCAACAAAATGGTTATCTAAATCCACTAAACTAATCAATAAAATAGAATATAATTAAAAAATAATAATTAGTAATGAATACACATTCTTTTACCTATATCATAGGATATAGGCACAATCCAGATAGATTTAATAATCTTAAAAAAGTACTAGACTGGATTAATGGTTTTTCAAATGTTGATGTTATACTTATAGAACAAGATAAACATTCCAAAATTTCACATCTACCTCTAAAAGCTAGACATATCTTTTTAAAATCAGAGAAACCATATAATAAATCTTGGGCATTCAATGTTGCTACTAAAGAAGCTAAATCAGATATTATAATTTTTGCAGATTCTGATCTAATAATGGCACCTAATGATTTTATTGAAGCAGTCAAATTACTTGAAAAATATGAAATGGTAAATCCTTATAGTTCAGTTATTGATTTACAACCACAAGAATCTAATTTTCCATTAGATCAATTACTACTTATTGACCGACCAGGTCGTGGTGAAACAGATCACCAAAAAGTACCTTTATGTGGTGGAATATGTATATTTAGAAAATCTGCCATATTAAGAATAGGAGGTTGGAATGAATCATTCATAGGCTGGGGTGCAGAAGATGACTTTATATCACATAAAGTAAAAAACTTTTTAAGCTGGACAGAATGTAAAAATAAGTGTTATCATTTATACCATAGTAGAGAAACACCTAATATGACATACTATCAAAGAAATCTTCAATTACTTCAACAATTAACTTCACTTTCTAAAGAAGACTTAGTTAAATCAGTAAATGCAAGTGTACAAAAAAATGGAATGAAAAACTTATATGATACTTTCTAAAACAAGTGAAGAGATTAAAAAAGAAATTAAATACTTATGTAATTTCTCAGAAAAACAACATAGTGGTTCAGTTGCCACAATTTCTTACTTAGATTATGTACAGGAAAATACACTTGAAGAACAATTAAAACTGAAAGCAAAAAATCGTGAATTAGCTATTGATATAATGACTGGTGAAAAAGAAGAATCTGAATGGGATAATAGAGTTGATTTGCCAAAAATTGATGAAAAAACAATACCAGTTATACTTTCACATCGTTCTATGAGAGTACAAGAAACACCTTTTACATCATATGAAGATTTACATACTGATTTAATAAAATATATGGAAAACTTTACCCAAGGACAACCAGTTTTAAATCATGGATTGACATCATTCGATTTAACTTTAAGTAATGATCCTAACAAAACTAATAAAGAAAACTATGAACATAATCAAAGAAGAATTATAAGTAAATTAGTTATGTGTGGTAATTATATTGCAACGACAAATAGACGTGGTCCCGGAACTACGATGTTAGCACATCCAGAAACTATATTAAAATATTTTGATGAAGATAAAAAACTTGCCAGTGCACAAACTTATACTTTAATTGAATCTGAATTGATTTCAAAAGATAAGTTCATTGTTTTAAGAGCAGATATAAATGGTAGTAATGAAGACGGATTATTTCTTATAAAATCATTAGATGAAGATAAATACTTTATGAAAGAAACTCCAAGTTTAAAAAATAGAATAATGTGGTTCTATGTAAAATAAGAAAAACCTCTCGATTTGAGAGGTTTTTTAATTCATAGACTGAACTCTAACTTTATCATATTTTAAAAGAAGTTTATACATCCTCTCCCATTCATCATTAGGATTCTCAACAACTCTTTCGGTCCATTG